CGCTGAGCTCGGGGCCGTGTGGTAGCGACTTCCTCTGTCGGGCCCAACCCGAACGTCATGGAGCGTTTTGGCGACGACTTCGCGAAGAACGCGGGTCTGTCGGTCGAGCAGCTGACCCGATTCCTGAGCGACATCGATTATCAGCCGCCGTGGCGGCAACGCTCTGATTTAGAAGCAGATTTTTACGACGGAAATCAATACGACGCCGCGACGCTTCAGGAAATGGAGCGCCGCGGCATCCCGCCGATCGTCGTCAACCTGATCGCGCCGACCATTAACCTGATTCTCGGCATGGAGGCCAAGGTCCGGCAGGACTGGATCGTCAGGCCAGAAGACGACGACAAGCAGGACTTCGCGCTCGCGTTGAGCAAGAAGTTGCAGGAGGCCGAGCGCGAGACCCACGCCGACAAGGCGTGCTCGGACGCTTACGCGGGCCAGGTCAAGGCCGGGCTGCATTGGGTCCACACTCGCCGGCAGCGCATGGATCCGTTCGGCTATCCCTACGTGGTCGAGCCCGTGCATCGCCGCGAGATCTGGTGGGACTGGCAGGATACGTCGCCGGGGCTCTCTCGAGCGCGCTGGCTCGTGCGCCGCAAGTGGTATGACTTCGACGTGCTCTACCACATGTTTCCGCGGTTCAAGAAGCTGATCGACGAGATCCGAAGCGGCTGGAGCCTGTTCGAGTCGCGCATCGACTTCGATTCCGCGATCCCGCTCTATCAGGACTTCATGAACGAGCGCGAGTTTCCGTGGGACGAGGACACCTGGCGCAATCTCGATCGCAAGCAGGCGATGCTCTACGAGGTCTGGTATCGGGTGCCGCGGTGGACCTACATCTTGTCGCTGCAAAACGGGTTCAAGGCCGAGTTCGACAAGACGAACCCGGTGCATCGCGCCGCGGTCGCATCAGGCAATGCCGAGGTCGACTACCAAACGATCTTCGACATGCGGCTGTCGTGGTGGCTCGGCCCGCACCGGATCATCGACAAGCCGTCGCCGCTGCCGCACAGCGATTTCCCCTACGTGCCGTTCTGGGGCTACCGCGAGGATCGGACCGCCGTGCCGTATGGGCACATTCGGGCCATGAAGCCGCTGCAGGACGAAGTCAACGCCAGGCGCGCGCGCATGCTGTGGCAACTCTCGGCGCGGCGCATCATCGGGTATGACGACGCCGTAAAGGACAAGCGCGCGGTCGAGCGCGAGGTCGCGCGGCCCGATGCCGCGATCTGGCTCGACGGCAGCAAGCGGCGGATGAACCAGGGTATCAATGAGACGCTGAAGATCGAGGACCATCAGGGGCTCAACGCGCAGCAGATGGAGGCATACCGGGACGCCGCGGAGCGCCTGCAGGACGTCGCCAACGTGTTCAAGGAGCAGCTCGGCAAGGCCGGCGCCGGCGCGGAGTCAGGCATTGCGATCTCGCAGCTCATCGAGCAGGGCACGACGGCGCTCGCCGAGCTCAACGAGAACTATACGTTCGGGCGCAGGCTCGTCGGTCAGCAGCTGATGGCGCTCATCAAGGTCGACATCGGCAAGCGGGAAACGGAGGTCCGGGTCAAGCCGAGGGGATCGGCCAAGGCGAGGATGGTCAAGCTGAACGAGCGCAAGGTCGACGAGACCACGGGCCGCGAGTACCGGGATAACGACGTCGCGATGACACGCTCATCTGTCGTGCTCGATGCCGTGCCGGCCTCTGGGACGTTCCGGCAGCACCAGTTCAAGGAACTGGCCGAGCTCGTGAAGAAGCTACCGCCCGAGCTTCAGTCCCCGATGCTCGACATGGTGGTCGAGGCGTCCGACGTGCCGTTCAAGGACGAGATCGTGCAGCGGATCCGCGAGGCCCTGGGGATTCAGGACATGAACCCCGAAGAAATGAGCCCGCAGGAGCAGCAGGCGCTCGAGGACAAATCCGAGATCGAGGATCTCATGCAGCAGCTCGAGGTCGCGATGATGGAGCTTGCGAAGGAGCGCGCCGATCTCGAAAACCGCAAGCTCGATGCGGAGACCGAGAAAACCGAGGCCGAGACCGAGAAGGTTCGCGCCGAGACCGTCGGTGAGACCGCCGACACGAAAAAGACCGGCGTCGAGACGGCCAGGCTGCGGCGTGAGCCGATCCGCGATCCGAACGCGCAGTCTAAGCCGGCGGCGAGGCCGACGGCGTGAGAGAACAAATCATGGCGAGCATCGAGGCGTCGGAACGCCTGTACCATCAACTCGGGCTGCACCGGTTCCCGACCGAAGGCGAGCTTGACGCGCTTTCCGAAGAGCGCCGGCATCGATTCGATACGGCACGGACGCCACGCCCTGAGCGCCCGACGAGCGAATCCCTGGTCGAGGCCGTGCGCTCCGGGGAAAGCCAGGCAAGTGTCGCCGAACGCTTCGGCGTATCGCAGTCATCTGTTTCACGAGCGATGAGGAAGAGCCATGCCGAAAGCGTATGAGGCCCAAAGGGACGCGATGATGCGCCGCGGGCATTCCGAAAGCGAGGCCAAGCGAGTCGCTGCCGCCACTTTCAATAAAAACCGGAAGCCCAGCCAGCGGCCGGTCACGAACAACCGGAAGGGACACCGAACGAAGACGAGTGCGCGCACGCTGGCCGATGCCAGGCGGCCGGTGTACTGATGGAATCCTGGAGGCCCGTTGTCGGCTACGAAGGGCTCTACGAGGTTTCCGATCTCGGGAGGGTCAGGAGCGTTGATCGCTATGTGCCGGTCAGAAATGGCGGTCAGCGATTCTATCGCTCGAAGATTCTGAGAGAGCAGGACAACGGCATAGGATATCGCTACGTTGCGTTATCTGACGCTAGGGGCAGGCGGAATCATTACGTCCACCGTTTGGTGCTAGAAGCCTTTAGAGGCTCATGTCCGCCGGGAAAAGAGGCGTGTCACTTTCCGAATGACGATAAGTCTCACAATGTGCTTACGAACCTTTTGTGGGGGACGAGGGAAGACAATATTCAGCAAGCTAAAGACGCTGGCGCATTTTTAGGATCGAAAAATCTCGGCTCCAAAAATGGGAACGCAAAACTCAACGAGCAAGAAGTGATAGAAGTCAGGATTGCCAGTTCCGATGGAATCTCTGACTCCGATCTGGCCGATGCATATGGAGTTGCTTCGCGTACTATTCGGAATATCTGTCGACGTGTGACTTGGAAGCACTTGCCAACTTCTGAAACTCGCCCTATGATCTAAGAGACGGGCAGCATACTGCTCGCACTCGTGCTGTAGCCCGGCAACGTTAAAGAATGGGCCCCGCTGCTCCGGACGTAATGGAGGGTCATGGGAGACCAAACCCAATCTGCTGATCCGTTCGAGATTGAGATCCCGGACGATCCGTTGGAAATCGAAGCACTCTTGGAGAACCAGTCCGTCGAGCAGTATCTCGAAGGCACTGACTCCGAGTCGGAAGAAGGCAAGGACCCGGAGAAATCCGACGACGAGCCGACCGAAGGCGAGGGCGACAAGCCCAAGGAGGCTTCGAAGGCCGAGGGCGACGACCCCCCGGAAAGCAAGGACGGCAAGGGCGACGACAAGCCGAAAGGCGAAGCCGACGACCCGAGCCCGGTGCCGAAGGCTGTTATTCGCGAGACGCGCAAGCAGCTCCACGAGGCACAGTCCGAGCTCACCGAGAGTCGGAGCACCATCGCCACGCTCCAGAAGGAACTCGACACACTCAAAGCCGGTCAGGCCGCGACGCGCGAGGAACTCCAGGAGAAGGCGGACGAGGCCACCGGCGGGACCGTCGATCTCAAGACGCTGGATCGCAGCAAGCTCGAAGAGCTGAAGGCCGATCTGGACGACAGCACGGTCGAGTTTCTGAGCGGAATGCTCGATGTCATCGAGTCACAACGCGCAGCACTCGACGAGCTCAAGACGAGCCGTGACGAAGCCCAGGCCGCAGTGGCGAAATCCGACGCGGCGCAGCATCAGGACGATATCGATTCGGTTCCGTTGCTCTCGGCGATTCAGGCGATGCCGCAAGGCGACGCCGAGGCCGATGCTGTTTGGAAGCGCGCGGTTGCTTACGAGAAGGCAGTCACAGCGGATCCGGACTTCGAAGGCAAGAGTCGACGCGAGGTTTACGCCGAAGTTGGCCGCAGGCTCGAAGGGCATCTGGGTAAGGATGCGACCGCGAAATGGCTTGGAGAGGAAGCGAAAGTGACCGACGACAAGCCGACCGGTAAATCCCGTGACCAGGTAATTGAGGACAAGCTGGCGGGCGCGAGAGATCGCGCCTCCCCCGACAGCCTCAGTGACCTGCCCGCGGGTGCGCCCGCTTCTCAGAACGAGCAAGAGCGCCTTAGCGCGATGTCCGAGATCGACCTCGAAGAGGCGATGAGCCGGGCCTTCGCGAAAGGCGGCCAGGATGCGGTCGATGAACTGATCGCGAGACTCGAGACGGGAGCGGCGCAAGAAACCTGAGCGGTAGGTCACGGGGCGTAACCGAACGACCCTAGACGGAGTGACCTACCAATGGCTGGACCGACGCAAATCCCTGCTGGCTCCCCCCTGGCTGCCAAGCTCTATTCGGTAGCGCTGTTCGCCGAGGCGCAGCGCAAGCACAGTTTCAAGAACGCGCATACTGGCGCCGCGCCGAAGCAGACCGCTGCCGAGAAGCTCCTGCGCGCGCCGTCGCAGACGCCGCCGGACTTCCCGATCGTCGTCGTGCGCGACCTGAGCAAGGGCATGGCCGACCAGGTCTCGATCGACTTGGTGAACGTCACCAACGTGCGTCCCACGATGAGCGACAAGAAGCTCGCGGGCCGCATGGGCGGACTCAGCTTCAGTTCGATGGACCTTCGGATCGACCAGTGCCGGTTCGGCGTCGACTCCGGTGGCCGGATGAGCCAGCACCGCACGGTGCATCAGCTCCGCGCGCTCGCCAAGGCGAATCTCGTCGGTCTGAACGTCCGGTTCGAGGATCAGATCACGCAGACCCACCTGGCCGGCGCGCGTGGATTCCAGAACACGAACGATTGGGTCGTGCCGCTCGCGTCCGACAGCGAGTTCACGGAGATCGTCGTCAACACGGTCATGCCGCCCTCGTTCTCGCGGCGCATCATCGCCGGCGGCGGCGACTCGATCGACGATATCGGCACGTCGGACTTCCTGCTCCTGCCCGATATCGACCGGATCCGGGTCATCATCGACCAGATGGCGTTCCCGCTTCAGCCGATCAAGCTGCCGAGCGATCCCGCCGCGGACGATGAACCGCTGTACGTCCTGCACATCACGCCGCTGCAGGCCCACCACCTGCGGACCGCGACCGGCGACGTGTCGTGGCGCACGTTCCTGCAGGCAGCGCACAACCGGGGCACGATGACGAAGCACCCGCTTTTCACCGGTGCGCTCGGCATGTGGAGCGGCATTCTCATCAAGAAGATGGGGCGCTCGATCCGCTTCGAGACCGACGACATCTGCGACGAGGAAAACTCGGCAGGGACCGTCGTGAATACCGCCGCGGTGCAGCCGACGGATCGCGCCATTCTGCTCGGCGCGCAGGCCGCTGCCTGGGCCTACGGCAAGCACGGCACGTCGAAGACCCACTATATGTGGAACGAGGAAATGACGGACCACAAGAACGTCCGTGAGATCTCGACTTCCGCGATTGCGGGCTGCTCGAAGATTCGGTTTACGAACTCCGAGGGCACCCTGGTCGATCACGGCGCCATGGTCCTCGACGCCTACGCGCCGACCGTCGCCTAGCGTCGGCGATCCCACTGAACCCATAGCGGAGGACTAACGCACATGGCAATTGGAACCCACAGGGCCCCGGACATCGACCGGAAGGTCAGCTACAGCGGACCGCACGGCAATCTCTCCGTCGCGTACTCGAAGGTCGTCGTCCCGGCAACGGGCGTCGACACCGATACCGTCGACCACATGCGGATGCCGCGCGGCACCCGGATCGTCGATTGCATCCGGCGAAACTCCGGCGATACCAACGGCGCGACGACGACGCTTGAGACCGGCATTGCTCAGATCCCGGGAAAGGCGAGCACGAAGGTCGACGCCGACGCGCTCATCAAGGCGGCAACGCTGACGACCGGCAACAAGCTGGTTCGACGGGACAACGAGGCCGTCGGCGATGCCGATCTCACGCTCGATGACGAGTACCTGATTCAGAGTCTGGTCGACGCCGCCGACATTGGCACGGCCGCCGTCACGATCGAGCTCTGGGTCATCTACGAGAACGTCGGCGCGTAACGAAGTTCCGTGCGGCCCTGTTGCCCCGCCTCATCGTCGGTGCCCCCCGCCGATGCCGAGGCGGGACATTTTAGGGCCGTGCGCCTATGATGGATGGGGAGCATTCTATCCACCGAAGGAGGTTTGATCGTGACGACCCGACAGATTTTATACATCGGCTCGAAGTCTCGTAAATACGACAACGTCAATCAGGTCATGGAGCGGGTCTGGCCGGGCACCGGCACCGTGGTCGACCGTATCTCGAGCGCGCAGGCCGAAAAGCTGCTGAACCATCCCGACGAGTTTGTCGACGTGACCGGCAAATCCGACGAAGAGATCCAGCGGCTTGCGTCCGCCGCCGTCGCCAGGGTGGCCGAGCGCAAGCGCAAGGGCCGGGCGAGCACGCATTCCGGCGGCGTCTTGCTCGAGTTCTGTTCCGACGACGA